ACGGTACGCTATACATTTTACAATGTCTGATTCATTAAAAAAAATTTACGAAAAAATTTTTAAAGACGCTCTCGACTATATGGAGGACTATGAAGTACAAATGGTTGCCGCGACCTATATGGCAATTGCCATGCGTCTGTATAAAACTCATCTGGACGAGAAAAGTTTTCTCAACATGATCCGCACGGTTATGGAAACCGAAGTCGAACCTTATGAGAAACCTAAAAGGATGCTACACTAATGGGGCGATCGAATAATAGTTTTACAGGTTGGGTTTCTCCTATTGATGTTGCAGGAGACCGAATTAAAGAACCCGAAGAGCATCTTTTCATCGCTATTCTTTGGCAAGCTGCCCACGACGCCTTCTCAAAACATGTAGACAAGATCGAACGAGATTCAGCGAGAAGCTTTTTTCTGGGAAAAAGCGAAAGATTCAAAGAAATTTGTGAATGCGCAGGACGCAATCCTCAATACGTACATGAAAAAATAAGAAAACAAATTTTAAAGAAAAATGGCTGGAATATGACAGTATCCTGCAATGTTGACGGACACACCCGGTCCTATCGAAACACACATAAAGGCAAGAAGCGAGGACCTAAACACAGTTTAAATGGAGCAAAATATGGCAGACCAAAGGAAATCTTATCACTATAAACTAGGAAGAATGATCGCTAAAGTTAAAACAGAAACCAAGTGGCGCGATATCTTCAAGATTGTTGGAGAAGCACAAAAAAGCTAAGGAAAAATGGCCGATAAAAAAGCGATACCCTACATGATGTTCCGCTGGGGACCATGCCTGGTGAAATTTCAAATATCCGAAGAGAACAGAAAACTGTTCCTCGAGGAAGCAAAACTAAGCACAAAAGACTGGTCCAGTCATCTTGCCGGTGTCAATATCAAGGAAGTTGCTTTCAGGGACTACAAGAAATTTGAAAAATTTTTCAGCAGCGCCTTTGAAATTTATAACGACGCCCTGAAGAAATGGACGGGTAGCAAGGATGATGATTTTAACGAAAAGTACCAACTTAATGTCCTCTGGGCTAATTTTCAAAGACCGGGGGACTTTAACCCGCCTCACGATCACGCGGATACTCTGTCTTTTGTTATTTTTCTGGATGTGCCCGACAAACTCATCGAGGAAAATAAAGCCTATAAAGGAAGATCGGCAGGTCCCGGAGGACTGACTTTCATCTACGGAGATGGAACACGGGAAGCGGTCACGCACCACTCCTTCGTCCCTAAAGCAGGTGATATGTACATTTTCCCTGCCTGGTTGAAACATTGGGTCTATCCATTCAAGAGCGACTGCACACGGATCTCGGTATCGGGAAATGTCGTTAATGCCATAAAAATTAAAAATTTAGTTGACAAGCAGGTATGATGTAGGATAATGTAGTAAATAGAAAGTAGGTGAGAAATATATGAGTACAAATACACAAACCACTGCCTATAAGATCAAATATTATTCTAGATCAGACGGCAAAAGAGTCAATCGACCTTATAATCCTGAAAGACAGTATGAATTTGTCGCGAAGAACGGCAACTTAATCAAATGCTATTGGGATGAAACAAAGGGTGACTGGAGAAGATCTATTATGGAAAACATCGTCTCTATTAAACCGGCTAAAGCCAAAAAAAAGAAAGGAAAATAAATGGATAATAAACCTCTGAAAAGACTCCAAGAAGAGATCAAGGATATGAAAGCTAAAGCTAAAGTTTATTTGGCAGGTCAAACTAAAAAACTCAAAGATTTAGAGAATAAAGTCAAGGATCATTTAGCCTATAAGCAATTAATCCTTTCTGCTTTAAAATCAAACTATAAACCAGAGAACATTGTAGAAGGTTTAAAAATCGTCGCTGGACACATTAAAGCCAAGAACTGGTCGATGGTCGACCGTATCGGCGGCCCTTCCGGCGATTTAGAGGCACGGGGTGCATGCCCTATATGCCATATCAACTTAACAGGAAAGAATCTTCGTCCCCGGGAAATCACATTTCCTTGCGGGGTCGCGGGTTGTCCTTTCGAAAAACATGCGAACTAATCTATCTAAAAAACATGGAATCAAAAATAAAGGTATAAAGGTAGAAAAATTCTTCCCGAAAGTTTTACCTAACACTTATTTATTATATCTTACAGGAGGAATTCATCCTTTTCATGAAGTAAAGGGCGCTGCGCCCCGGTATCATCAGAAAATATGGCCATGCATTAAACGCGTTCACTGGCCGGTAAGAAATGATCGGGCTTATAAATGGAGACAAAAAGGTAATAAGCAGGAACAAATGTTTCTTAATCTAAGTGGATCAGGCTATCCTTTCACCAATCTTTCCAGATCAAATAAACGCACAATGAGACCAAAAAATAAAAAGCCACTCAAAACATATCAAACTCAATTTATATTAATGCATCGTTTAGTTGCCTTAGCCACTATGCCCAATCCTGAAAATAAACCCCAAGTTAATCATATCGACGATGATCGCACCAATTTTCTTCCTGAAAATTTAAAATGGGGGACGGATAGGGACAATAAACTTGGAAGCCGCGGTAAAAGTATTCAAACCATGGAAGAAAAATATCATAGCTTTCAAACACACGGATGGATCAAAGGATGAGAACTAACGCTTCCCTCCAGTCCCGGAAAAAAGAGAGAATTCTTAAACTGCGAAGTTTAAATTATACTTATCGCGAAATTCAGGAAGCCATTCCAGGACTAAGCAAAGGATCCATTTCCTATCATTGCGGCGAAGGCCAAAAGGAAAAGAGCCGCGAGGTCAACCGAAAAAGGCAGGAAGGCATTTGCAGCAAGGTCCACGGATTTATTTACGACAAGAGAAAACCTTATAAACCTCCTATTTATAAACTTGGAGAGATACGCAAAAAAGCAAGAGGCTTTATCTACGGTGTCCACGTAAGGAGCAAAAAAGCAACGTACAAAGCGAATAAAGATATGTTAAAACATCCTATACAAAGGGTCTGGACTTACATTGGCAAAGTTTTCCCGGGCATCAAGTCTGAAAAAGAACCGATTCCCGCCGTGAATCAATGGACGGGAGAACCTGATTTTGAAGATGGCAAACCACTGGTGTATCCCTATATGCGCTGCAAGCTATGCGGAGAAGTTCGTAATGCCAAAGGCAACGACGTGCACGCCGACCATATCGACGGCGACCGGCTTAATAACCACATTGATAATTTCTCCTTTGTTCATGGTGACTGCAATTACATGAAAGGTCAGAAGATCTACAAACAGTTTTATGAAAAGATATGTAAAATTAAAACGAATTTAGAAAAGTATATAAAATACTGGAACAAGGAATTATGAGATGGGGCGGAAGCGTTTACATCGGGATGACGGTCTCGTTAGCAGTTGCGGTGGCTTCCCAACCTCTTGATTTTATTAGCACCGCAACGGCGTCCGTCTGACATTATGAAAGACTATAGAATAAAAATTACCATACGAAACGAGAGACTTTTATCAGTCATGGAAGAGAAGGGTCACGAAAGCGTTGCTGCTTTTTGCAAAGCTTACGGACTCAGCGCCCCTTTTGTACGCGATATTATCAACGGGAGTAAGCCTCCTTTAAACCGGAACAAGGACTTGTTTCCTGCGGTTAAAGAACTATTGGATATTTTAAGCTTAACGGTGGAGCAAGCGTTCACGTCTCGACAGCTCCAAGGCTTTAGAAAGCATAGCTTCGAGGTCAAGGTTGAGGAAAAACAATTAAAGCAACTGGTTGACCCTGTCCGTAACCACGAAATGCTGATAATGGAGAAAGATACGGGTAAAGCACTGAGGGAAATATTAAAAGGACTTTCTCCACGTTATGAAACTGTCGTCAGAATGCTGCATGGTATTGATCTAAAGACCGAGTGTACTTTTGAAGAAGTGAGTCTTCGTTTTAATGTCACTCGAGAACGTATTCGACAGATGTACGAAAAAGCTCTGAATCAAATGTCTCATCCTAAAAATCTAGAAAAACTTCAGCAAGCTGGAATGAAAGATGTCTATGGTATTTCTAAAAATAGAAGAAAAAATGGAAGAATACCGCTCAAGGACTGGAAAAACATAATGCTAAGATAATTAAAGAAACAGAGAACCATGAAGTGGAATAAAAAATACAAGTGCAGTAAATGTAATATTATTAAATCTTTTACAGATTTCTATATAAGGAAGGAGAGTGCTAAACCTAGAGGTGAATGTAAAAAATGTCATTTAGCTGTAAAAAAAATTTATTATAATAATAATCGTGAAATTTTAAAGGAAAAGGGTAAAAAAAATAGATTACTCAATGCAGAATATTACCGAGCGTACGATCAAAAAAGATGGAGAGAAAATCCTGAGAGAAGAAAAAATAAAAAAACTTGGAGTCAAAATCACTATTATCGTAATCAAAAAAGAATTACCGCTAGACATGTGGCTAGAGCAAACGCCCGATATAAGGAAGACCCTCAATTTAAAATGAGACTGTGTTTATCTAATAGAATTCTTAAAGTTATCAAAAAAAATGTAAAAAGTGCTAAAACTGAAATACTAATTGGCACTTCTTTTAAAAATGCTAAAAAACATCTTGAACGTTTATTCCTTGATGGCATGAGTTGGGAGAATCATGGTAAATATGGATGGCACATTGATCATATTAAACCATGTTCTAAATTTGATTTAACAGATCCAATTGAACAAAGAAAATGTTTTCATTATACTAATTTACAACCCTTATGGGCTAAGGACAATTTAACAAAATATAATAAACATGAACCAGGAAGAAATTGAAAAAAGGCTATGGTATAATTTAAAGGAATGGAATTTAAGGAAAACTATGAAATGGAATAAAAAATTTACGTATCCGTCGTGCACCAGGTCCCTGATCCAGGGGAAACGTCACTACGACGTTAACCACGAAAAATTACCGAGTGTCACGACCATCCTGGCCGAGACGCAAACGAAAGAGAAGAGAGAATCTTTGCAGGCGTGGCAGGAGAGGATAGGAAAGGAGAACGCCATACGGGTCAGGGACCAAGCTGCAGCGAGGGGAACGATGATGCACTCGTTTCTTGAGGACTATCTCGCGGGGAAAAACCGGGTGGATCTTACCGACATGGGCAAAGAAGCACGGATCATGGCCCAACAGATTATCGAACAAGGGCTCACGGACCTGGATGAAATATGGGGAAGTGAAGTGACGCTTTACTACCCGGAACTTTATGCGGGGGCCACGGATGTCGTTGGCATTTATGATGGTCAAGAGAGTATTTGCGACTTCAAGCAATCGAACAAGCCTAAGCGAAGAGAGTGGATTGGAGACTATTTCTTGCAGCTTGGAGGATACGCCATGGCTCATAATCACATTTATGGCACGAAAATCACCCAAGGTGTCGTTTTGATATGCACAAAAGACAACCTTTTCCAGCGTTTTGTGACAGATGGGTCAGAATTTGTGACCTATCAGCATGGGTTTTTGGAAAGAGTTAGTCAATATTATGACAATCTTGGCAAATCTGTGTCTAAAATGAGGCAGAAATAAGGCAGACTTCCTATATAAGGATTTTTTGAAAGTAAAACATTTTTTATTTTTTTTTTTTTTCAAAAGTAGACGTTACAATGTTACAATTTTAAATTATTCAATGATATCAATGGTTATTTAACGATTTTTTGTAATTTTAAGGC